CGCTTCGTCGGCGTAAACGCCAACATAAGTCCAGCCCCGGTGCTTCTGAATGAACTCGCTGTAATAACTGACCTGCGCCGACAGCGAATGGAGCATTGCGTCCTTGCCGGAGGATACCCGCGCATACCCGGCGACACGCTTTAGCTGCTCTGACGGCGGCTTGTAGAATATGGTCTGTTTTATGCTGCGTTCCATGTTTTTCCCTCCCTTGTATCAATATTCGGTACTCTATATATTGCTCTAAAAGCGAGATATATCAAGCGGTTTCGGCAAATATACTATCCGAAGATAAGCCGTATTTGCGATTGATAATTGTGTAAGCTTTACGCCTGTCTGCCTGCGTAAAGCAGCCATCCTCTACCAACCCGTCGATTAGGGCGAGGGTGGTGTGATACCGCATCATGGTATCGGCGGCGTATTTATCCGGCTTGTTTTCCGCGGCTGCTCTGATAGCATGTCCTTGAACAGTATTTACGATTTTTTTTGCCATAGCTTTCGAACTCCTTCCCGCAATATTGACACACGAGAGTGTAATATGCTTTCTTGTTGATTTGTTCCTGATGGGCGTTCCACCATGAGGTACGGCATTTATCCGAGCAAAACCGTTTTTCTCGCCGACCTGTCGGCTGAGAGAATGTGTTTCCGCATTGGACGCAGCGGTGCGTTCCGGGCAAGTCCGGGTGCCTGCGGATATATGACTTGACCGTGTTGGGCGAGAGCCGGAGCGCAGCCGCAATCGCCGACGCTCCCTGCCCGTTGAGCCGCATTTCCGTGATGGTTTTTATTTCTGATGGTCTCATGACTGCACTCCTTTTCCCGCCGAAGGTCATTTGCTCCGGCGCATTGTGAGCAGGCGTTCCATGACGTCGTCTGCGGGCGTCCAAGACGTGCTGCAATCCATAGAACTGTTTTCACGAACGACTGCGTATATTTGATTCCACAAGGCATTGGCATGTTTGGAATATTCACGTGCCATTGAGACATACGGCGATGTGATGGGAGCGCCGGTGGTCGGATGCTTGGCAAGAAAGCCAAATGTCGATATGGCTTTTTCACACTGAATCCAACGAGCCGCTGCTACCGCGTACTGCTCCAAGCTCTGCTGGGTGACCATCTGCTCACAGCGGAACTTCCGAAGCCACTCCCATGTGGATTTGTATATCTCATTTGCCACAAGCTCCTGACCGTTTTTCTGCTCGTCCGACAGGAACTCATGAGGCGGCGGCATCTCCGCGCCTTCCAGCTCTACCGGCTCCGGCAGTGGAATACCGACCGATGTGTATTTGCTGCGACCCTCTGTCATTTTATCTGCAAGCGGCTTTCTCGGCCTGCCGCCGGTGCCGGGTTGCGGTCCTCTGTTTCCCATAAAAAGCTCATCCTCCTTCATTTTTGAAACTTTTTGGTCAATACCCTAATAACTTATGCGTTTTTTTACACGAAGCCCCACGCCGCTGTCCGCATCGAAAAGTCGTAGAGGTAAAATACCCCCACCGGTGTCATCGGTCGCTGTTATGTTTGTTCGCTTCAAGAGTTATCCGTGAATGACACGCCTTGCACAGCGCCATGAGATTGTTCATGTCGTTGGTGCCGCCCTGACTAAGCGGGAGAACGTGGTGTACCTCCTCGGCAGGAGTCAGCTTGCCATGCTTCTTGCACTCTTCGCAGAGAGGGTGTGCTTTGATAAAGCGGTCGCGTATTCTTTTCCAAGCACGACCGTAACGCTTGTTTGTCTCCGGCTCACGCTGGAAATGATTGTAGTGATAGTCCATCTGCTTCTGGTGCTCGGCGCAGTAAAGACCGCTCGTCAGCTTCGGACAGCCGGGGTACTGGCACGGGCGTTGTGGTTTCTTTGGCATGATGTCACCTCCGTTCAGGCACAAGAAAAGCCACCACAGGATTTCTCCCGCGATGGCTTCTCGTTGTCACACTTTCTATACTACCATTATACTATATTCCCCTATAACATCAACTCTCATTCACTCTCCACTTTCGGAACGACCACCGTTTTCAAAGCCCAGTCGCGCATCCGAAAGGTATGCTGGATGCTGTAGCCCATCTTGGCGGCGACCTCCTCCCATGTGCAGCCACAGAGGAAGCGAAGCTCCAGTAGTGTCTGATATTCCTTGTTGTCCACGGCTTTTATCGCCGTCACGATTTGCCGCTTGATGTCAACCAGACGATGAATGTCGGCGTCAATTTCAGTCTGAAGGTCAACTATCTTTGCGACAGCGTCTGCCATAGAGGACAGGCTGTGACTGGGGTTACGGGGCATACCAGTGATGGTGGATGTGCATTTTGTTGCCAGCTCATTGAGCGACGCTATCTGTTCGAGCTTGCTGTCGATACGCAGGTCGAGGCGGTACGCCTGACTGAGAAAGTCCAAAGCCGTCATATCACCGCACCTCCATCGCTTGCACCTGCTGCAGCAGCGTTTCACCATCCAGATTGGAAAGTGTTTCAAACCAGCCGGAGCGGAGAAAGCGTTCCACATCGTCACGTTCGCTTTCGTTCCTGATGATTTTGTCCCGAAGAGAACGCTTGCGTTTGTCCGACTTGGCTTCCTCTGTGTCGAAGTCGGGTGTATGCGGGTGACGTTTCAAAAAATGTAGTGCTACGCGGTAGTCCTTGATGGCTTGTACAACGATGGCGTTTGCGAGGTTTTCGTAAGTGGTCTCCATAATCTGTACCTCCGATATTTTAATTCACTCGGATTGGCACGGATTGTCGTATGTTGTCGTTGATTGTCTTATTTTGTCAAATTTGCCTTTACGGCTGCAATCAGGGCTGACTGCGTTTTATCCTTCCGACGCAGCGCCGCCATGATGTCGCGGTCGATGGTGCCTTTCGTGATGATGTGATGTATTACCACCGTCGCTGCCGTTTGACCCTGCCTCCAGAGCCTTGCGTTCGTCTGCTGATACAGTTCCAAGCTCCATGTCAGCCCAAACCATATCAGCGTCGAGCCGCCGGATTGAAGGTTCAAACCGTGTCCTGCGGATGCGGGGTGGACAAGAGCCACAGGAAGCTCACCGCGATTCCAGCGGGTAATGCTATCGGGCGTGTCCAGCTTGGAAAACGGTATATGAAGCGAGTGCAGTCGCTTTTCGATGCGCTCAAGGTCATGCTTGAACCAGTACGCCACCAGCACGGGCTTGCCGTTTGCCGCTTCAATCAAATCCTCCAAAGCGTCCAGCTTGCGGTCGTGGATACGCACTGCATTGCCGTTTTCATCGTAAACCGCACCGTTTGCCATTTGAGAGAGCTTGCCCGCAAGAGCCGCCGCGTTGACCGCGTCCACATCGCCGTCGTCCAGATTGAGAATAAGCTCATTCTTCATGGTATGGTACAGCTCCATCTCGTCCTCGGAGAGCGTGACCGGCACCTCGTTTATCACGCAGTCCGGCATCTTCAGGTAATCGGTGGATTTCATGCTGATGGTGATATCCGACATCAGCCGGTAGATGTGCTCCTCCGCTCCGGGCAGCGGTTTATATGAAAACACGATTTGCTGGTTGCGCTTGTCCGGGGTAAAGAAGCGACCACGGTATCCACCGATGAAGCGACCGAGCCGTTCTCCCATATCCAGTAGCTTGTACTCCGCCCACAAATCCATAAGCCCGTTGCTGCTGGGAGTGCCGGTCAAGCCCACGATGCGTTTTACCGTCGGGCGCACCTTCATCAGCGCCTTGAAGCGTTTTGCCTGATGTGACTTGAAGCTCGACAGCTCGTCGATGACCACCATATCGTAGTTGAACGGGATACCGCTGTCCTCGATGAGCCACTTGACGTTCTCGCGGTTGATGATGTGGATGTCCACATTGCGCCGAAGCTGAAATCGGCGCTCCGCCTCAGTGCCGACCGCCACGGCGTAGGTGAGGTCATGTAGGTGCTCCCACTTTTCGATTTCGTCAGGCCACGTCTGGGTAGCCACACGGAGCGGCGCGATGACGAGGACACTGCTGACCTCAAAGCTGTCGTACATAAGCGCCTTTATGGCAGTCAGCGTAATAACGCTCTTGCCAAGCCCCATGTCCAGTAGAATTGCAGATACAGAGTGTGCCAGTATGAAATTCGTCGCATAGGTCTGATATTCATGAGGATTGTATTTCATCCAGCACACCTCCAATCTGCTCTTCGCCGTCGATGACGTATACCTTAAAGCCTAAGCGCCGAAGCAGTCCATGCCTTGCAAACTGTAACGGACGCGGTTTGCAGCCCATAGCCTTGACCTCCACGAAACCTATATGACCGCCCGGTAAAAGCACAATGCGGTCGGGCATTCCGTCAAAGCTCGGACTTATGAATTTCAGCGCAAGTCCGCCCATGTTTTTCGTTGCCACCACCAGCTTGCGTTCTATCGTCTGTTCTCTCATTCCGATTTCCTCCGTATATCAGTGACAACCTCGACAACTTTTCCTATACGCGCAAATACGCGTGTGACAGGTACACTATTTCCTATTAAATATTTACCTTTTTGTGCTATATAGAAATTGTTGTCAGGCTGTCTAAAATGGGGTGAAATTTGCCCCTGTACTAAGGTTTTCAGGGCTGACAACCCCTGTGACAAAGACAAGCTCCAGAGGTTGTCAGCATGGGTTGTCATACGCGACGGTATAAACGCTGCTGCCCGTATAAGGGCTGCGTTTTGCGTTCGTCGGTTTTGTGCCAGCCCTCGATGTGAAGCATCATCGCTGCTATCGCATAGGAATCGGCGGGCTTGATGTCCTCCTTGCGTTTGCCGAAGCATTCGCACCATATTTCCAGATTGCTGACCGCATCGCGCCGCACCATGCCTTTCGGCTGCACAGGCGCGTCCGGGTCGCGGATATATTCCTGTCGCGCATAGATATCCATATCCGCCCAGTTTTCCGGCAGCAGCAAATCCTAGGGAATCTCTGATTTAATCCGGGCT